ATTGATTTGGTTGTTTTCGCTCACACTGTCATCCCCCTTTCTTAATCCCATATTTTGTTATTCGCTTTTTTCGTGGCAAAGAAGCTGTACGCTTCGAATGTCTCCCGCTGACGCTGTTTGTTCTCCATTTCCATCAAATAGAAATAGTAGATGCCGTAGGCGAATGCGGCGTAGCGGTCTTTCTGCACCGACTTGGAAATCTGCTTCACTTTCGACACGTTACCGCTTTGCTCGTATTCGAGGTTCATGACCTCGTCGACCAAGCGGTCGGTCTGGATGAACGGCAGGAGTTTTTCCCCGAGCAGTGTCGGGTCTTTTTCCTTGATACTGCCCCGAATCAGCGTCTCCGATTTCAGCATCTTGATGTCGTTGTTCGCGATGCTTGTCATGAATACGTTGACGATGTTCGTGTTCTTCGTTTCCCGTGTGTTGGAAGAGAACAGGAACAGCATCGGGATGCTGTTCGGTTTTTTGTATTTATCATACGAATCATCGTTGACCACGCTGTAAGGCGGGTTCTCATCGATGTCCGTGACCAGAATATCCGTGACCGCCGAACCCATCGTATTGTGGTCAATACAAAGGATGGATGCGTTGTATTCGACGACTTTCTTTTTCAGGAACAATGCCTGCTCATGGAAATGCGTCCCTTTCATCGTGAACATGTTGACCAAGAACTTCTGGTACGTGCCGTCGCCACGCGGAACGCCTTTGAATACCGCAAGCGAACTCATCGCCGTGGTGTTCTCGCCGGAGCGGGCAACGTCATAGCTCAGGATGTAGATGGCGTCTTTTTCGTTCTTGTTCGCCTTGTACTCGGCTTGTGTCAGCACGCGGCATTTATTGATGTCTTCCACCGATACCAGAGAACGCTCGCTCGAACCGGTAAAGATTGAGCGGTATTCCCTATCGAATGATAGCGGTGAATAGGTCGCAGAGTTCATTTTCTCCAGAACGTCGTTTAGGTCCAATGTCCCGAACCGTGTTCCCATTTCGTAGGAACTGCCGAGCACGATGGTCGGTTTGCCGTCCATCATTTCATGGAACAGTTCGGCGAACTTCTCGTAGCAGTAAGATTGTTTATGTGAAGCGGTCGTAACATATGCCTGCGTTTTTGAATATTCATTCGGGTCCGCCCCGTGCTTGGTCAACCTTGGCTGTGCAAGGATTGGCAGGATGACGTTGTTGATGGTGTCCCTGTCCATCCGCTCATCGACAATCTCTTCGAGCGAGATGCCGTTTCCGCGAAGACCCCGTGAGCTTTCGCCGATGGTCAATGTGTCAAGCGTCGAACCGTTTTTGAAGACAAGCTTGATGTAATCTTTCTCGAACTTGCATTTGCCGTAGATGATTTCGTTTTTCAGGAGTGGGTAGTCGAGCCAAAGCTCTTCGATTTTCTCCTGAACCACTTTCGCACTCTGGTTCTTGGTCGGCATTGCCAGACACAGATGGGCGTTCGGGTACATGATGCATTTCAGGTAGTTCGCCATGACATCGATATAGGTCTTCGAAATCCCCCGGGATGCCACGATGCCGACTTTCTTGTTGCGGAAGAACGCCCGGAGCAGGACCCGCTGAAACGGGGTCAGACTGAATCGGGTGTCCGGTGTTTTGATGTAGTCGATGAAATAGTCGGGATATTCCCGGAAGAACGACAGCATTTTCTTGAAATCGCCTTTGACGGCTTCGAATGTGCCGACGCTCGCCTTCTTCTTCGACTTGTCCTTGTCTGGGTCGTATTGCGGTCTGAAATTACTCATCGTCATCATCCGGGAATGCCAGTTCCATATCGGCAACTTCTTCCCGCCAGTTTTCCGGCGGCGTGCTCATGACTTCCCGACCTGAGAACCGCTGTGCGAATTGGATGTAGTACATCAACATATAGTCGATGTCATCTTTCGGGTAATCAATCATCTTCGGCTGAACAAAGCCTTCTTTTTCAATCTCTGCCCAAACTTGGGAGAAAGAGGAAAGACCGGTCGCCTCGGCACCGTTTTTCTTGTTCTTGGGTGAAAATCCGGCTTGGTCGATTAAATCCTTATAGGTGACGCTCAAGTTTTTGAAGCTGGTGTACTCCTTGATGGCGAGCAACGTATCCATCTCAACGGACACCTTGGCAATCTTCATGAGCATCTGCTTATGATTGGCATTGCTCACTTCGTAAGTTGCCGTCATGTCCTCATAGAACTTTTCCAGTTGCAGGTATTCGTGCTTTTTATAGCCGACGCCCCATTTGGAGACGAGCGACTCGGAATAGGTGATGACGTCGCCTTCCTCCGTAACGATGGAGTCGGGCAGGGTTTCAGCTTTGATGTCGTTTGTCGTGCCGACACCACTGATATTCGTATTGTCGAAATTCTTGCCGCTCACCTGTTGCAGGGAGTTGATTTTGGCGATGTAGGTGCCGAGCGGATATTTGCCGCTTTCGACCGATGCATCCCAGTAGGTCTGAATGAACGGCTTGTCGATTTGACGCAAAAAACTGACGACGGATTCCATATCTTCTATATCAACCTGTTCCCGGACGCAGACACTGCAAATGTTAATCATGCCGTCTGGGAAATGGGGGGAGTCCACCTTGTAGAAGTAGGAACGGACCCGGTCTTTGCCGCACTCGCCGCACTTCTTCTTTTGTGGCTCTTCTTTTTTGGTATTGCGTTTCTTCGGTGTGGTCATCGGACGTCACACTCCCTTCTCGGTGTTCTCCAATAAAAAAAGAGCTTCGACTTAGGTCGAATGCTCTAGGATAGAATGTAATTTTATAGGATAAAATACCCTCACTAAGAAAGCCTCCAATTCGCCTCTTTTGTCCCACTTTGGGAGATTTTATCCGTTTAAGCATTATTTTCTATAGATTTCCGCCTTCTGTAATCAATTCCAGATAGCGGGAGCGGGCAAGGGCGTCCGGCGACAGGATGTACTCCTCCTCCAAGAGGTTGATGCCGATGATGCTGAACGCCTGAAAAATCAGTTCGTCGCATGTGTATTTGCCCTCTGAGCTTTTCACTTCGGTCCCGAACAGGAAGTTCCCGGCTCGGGTGATTATGTATTTGAAGTCATACGAATGGTTGATTCGCTGATGCAGGAAGCTCATGATGGCTTCCTTCTGGATATCTGTCAGTTCGACCTTGATGCGGTAGACATCGTATTCCGTATAACGGTAGCCGAAATGGGCAATGACGTTCGGCTGTTTCCACGACGTTTCCAAGAGATGCAACTGGTCGATGAAGATGGAACAGTGGCTGTATTCCTCTGATTTCGTGATGTAGCGGATGAGCCGTGCAAGAATCGAATTCCCTCTGTAGAACAACAGGTCAAGTGGCTGATAACTTCTATTCATCCATTTCCCTTCTCCCCTAAGTCAGCTCTATTCGCTTCACGTCTATTTTTCCATCCGCATCCACGGTGATGAACCCTTGTGAAGCCACTGACAGTTTCCGTATCTTTTCCCCATAGTCATCAGGACCTTTCAGTGAGCCGAAGACGATAATCCGCTTCCTTAGCCCCACTTCCAAATCCCGGAAATGATGGACGTGCCCCGATACGATGGCACTGTAGTCCATGCGGTCCAAGTCCGAGTGCTTGGCGACAAGTTTCTCGTCTTTGCAGGAATCCAAATCCCCGTGGACAAACTTGAAGTGGATGCCGTTTACGGTCAGGCGGTGACTGTAGTCATCGAACGCCGGAGCGTATTTCAGGTTATCCAGTTTCGCATTGTCACAGAAAATCTTGACCATATGATTGATGGGTTTCACGGCATGGTCGCCGTGGATGTTCTTATCCTTGTCATTCGCCCGGTCGTGGTTCCCGGCGATGCCGGAATAGGATACAGAAAAACCTTCCTCTGCCAACAGGACAAGGAATTTGATGATGGCGTCGGACGCAAGCGGCAACTGTTCGGAATACGTGAATTCCGAGTGATACGCTTGTCCGTACCGCATATTGGAATGTTCGACGACATCGCCGAGGTTGACGACGTGTATTTCAGATATATCATTATCTTTTGCATTCAGGATGAGGTGCGACGCATATTCCGTCAGACGCTCCAACGCCACTTCGTAATTGAAGCGGTTGATGGCAGTGTTGACCAATGCCCCGATGTGCATGTCGGACAGGCACGCTATCATCTTCTTGCCCGTTGCCGAATGCCGCAGTGACGGTGTTTTCATGCTGTATTTGGACCAGTCGTGATTGGCGAATGCCGCTCCCACCTGTTCAGCCATCAGGGAGTAATCCATCAATTCCCGCTTTGTTTTATTGTACTCCTTCAAGATGTGTTGGGTCTCCCGCTTTTCATAGGCGAGTTCCCCAACCATATTCTTGATGGATTCCAGTTTATTGCCGCTCACCAGTTCCGCATGGGCGGCGGCGGTCGGCAATTCCCCCAATGATTTCTGATGGTACTTAATCATGCTTCGGTAATTCTCGCTGTTCTCCGCATCATAGAACCCCTCTTGCTCCATGAGGTTGACAAGCAACACCCATGAGCATTTCCGTGACGGCGATGCATCTTGCAGAGCCTTCTTGATTTTCACAGCGGTGCTCAAGTGTTCTTCACTAACAGTGACACGTTCACCTTCTCTGTTGGTAAAACTTCTCATTCTACTTCCCCTTTTGAAAACCTGCTGATGCGGGTGCTGTTACTTTGCCGCTTCCGCTTCTGTTTCCTTGATGGTCGTATACTTGTCGTTGAACCGCTCATAGCCGACGCCATGGAATTCCTCGTAAGTGAATACGCCTTGTTTCGTGGTCAGTTCCGGCTTGAAAGCTTCTTTGTTCTTGCGGGCTTCCGCTCGGCGTTCTCTCCGTGGTTTCAACTCCGGCATTTCCCGTTTGTATTGTCTTTTCGCCGCACTTTTTGCCGCTTTCTTTGCCAACTTTTCCATTTCTCTTTGCATTATCCTTTTATCCCCTTTTGTCCGATTTTTAATTATCTGGCGTGATTCCGCCATCCGATGTATTCGATATGCCCGTCGGCTCATCGTCCAACAGGTCTCCCCAAGTCTGGTCGCCGACAAAACCATCGACCAGTAAACCGTTCTCGATTTGATAGTCGATGACCGCTTCGCGTGTCTCTTCTCCAAAAATGCCGTCAACCTCAATATCCGCTCCGTTTTCATTGAGGAGTGTTTGAAGCTGTTCCACCGTATCTCCGCTGTCTGTCCGCTGTAGGAGCGGCATGTTGCGGGAAGCCGTTGCTTTGGTTTCCGTTTCGAATTTCGTGATTTTCACGGTGCGGGTCGTCTCCCCGTCGCGGATGACCTCGGTGATTTCCCGAATCTCCTTCACCTGCTGTTCGGTGTTCGTGTCCTGCACGGCGAAAAAAGGCACAACGGTATTGGGTGAAGTTCTATCCTCGAAATCCGCTGTGAAATCAGCCACGTCCGCCTTGTCCTGAGAAGAAGGCAGAACGATGCCGAGGCTCAACAGCAGAATGAAGACCACCCCGAATAATCCGAATAACGTGATTTTTTTGCTCATGTTAGACACACCCTTAGTGTTTATTTTAGAACTGAACATCACTCATTTCTATGTAGGGGTGTTTTCGTCTTGTATACAAACTGTATACCCGGTATTCTATGTGTATACACCTATTTTTCAAATTTGTATACTTTCGTATACTTTATGTATATAAAAGGTTACAGCCTAAGCTGTAACCTCTGCATATCTCTCTGACAGAATTACATCCAACATGAAATCGTATGGGGTTTTGCCGTCAGCATTCAGCAATTGCGTCAGGATGGATGGTGAATACCCTGATACCAATTGCACGCCAAGGTCGTTCATCTGCATCGGCGTGTTGCCTGCCGCACGGACGTTCCAGAAGACGATGTTCGGCAAAGCGTAGCCATGTGATTCGAATTTGCGAGCCAATCCTTTAAACAGGCTTTCATTAACCCCTGTCCCTCTTGTCGCTTGGTCGAATTGCATGTCCGAGATGATGTATAATTTCTTCACCATTTCGTCCTGCGGCACGTTGTTGTCCACGGCGATTTTCAGGATTTTCAGCATCGCTTTCTCGATGTCTGTGTTCATTGCCCAGTGAGCATTTTCCAAGTTGTTCACTTTCTCAACGATGTTCTTGCCTTGGATTTGCACCAAGTCAGGGCGACCGCTGAATGTCATGAAGTGGTTATGGAAAGTGCCTTTGTTGCGTTCGGCGATGTACATTGCCAATGCGATGGAGACGTGCATCGGTGTACCTTCCATCGAGCCGGATACGTCCGCCATGACCAGTGAGTTTTCTTTCTTCTCACCGATGAAGTCAGGCAGGTTGCTCCATTGCCCTTCGAATAACTGGATTTCCTGCGGCGAGATGCGTGGACGTTGCCAAGAGCTTCCGCCTAAGATTTTGCCGACGATGTCGCTTGGGTAAAGCGTCCCGGCATTCACTTTGACTTCGCCTTTTTCAAGGGAGTCAAGGAATTCCTTGTAACGCTTTTCGTCGTTGCGGAAGAAAGCAGTGCGGTACTTCATCCCTGCCAGTGACGGCAGTTTATCGTACTGGATGTGTGCGTACTTCTTATCCGTCAGCAACGTTTCCACGATGCCGATTTCCTTGCGGAGGTTCGTCAGCATCTTGCGGTACTCACGCGGCGTCGTCTTCAATTCCTTAATCAGGATGCGGGCATGGCGTTTCGTCTCAGAGCTTGACGCATTCTCGGACGGCAACCATTTCGCCAAAAGGCTCGGCACCCCAACGAAGTCGCTTGCCAACTGGTCGGCAATTACTTTCACGACGGCACTTTTCACCGGTGTGTCCAACAGCCCCAATAAAT